TATTACTTGCCATTTGTTGACTTATCCTTTATAATTTGTAATGATTTTGCTTGAACCGATTGTTGTTTCATTTTTTGGAATTGTTCTACTGGCAAGAATACTGCAGTTTCCCATTCATGCGGTAATATTTGTAATAATGCTGAATCCATATGTGTATATAAGTATCGTTTTAAACAAGGCTCAAATGCTCTGAATCTTTTCATTGTATTTAAAATTTCATAACTTATTCTTAATTTTTTAACATCACCATCTTTATCAAACGTAGCAACAGATAACAATTGGTCAAGAAATGCTGCTCTCATTTTTATAGGAAGATAATGTAAATTCAATCCTAAAAAACCAGCTGATTCTCCAGTATATTCTTCTAGAACAATTACTAATGGAAATATATCATAATAAGGAAGTGTTTCTGCATGTTTAGGATTATATTTAAAGAAAAATAACTTCCCTTTGGTTAATCTAGCAGTTGGTCTTCCTGGTTCTTGTACAATACCATTAGCAATAGTTCTTGCATTACGCAATTTTCTAACATTTTCCTTTAACCAATCAACAGATTCTCTAGAAAGTATTTTTAAATTGAGTGCAGTATGTTGATTAGCTAAATCTGTAAGTTTTGATAATTTCATATATCTATTTATTTAATTCCTAATTCATATTCTGTAAGTACCCGAAACTCCCATTTTCTATCTTTACAATATTCTTCTGCTGCTTTCCATTTTGCTTGATTTACACCATAAGTTACTACTTCAGTTATATATCTCTTTGTTATATTCTTTTTAATTACTGGTTCTATTGATTGTGCATGTGGTTTAACTTCCAATATCATATTCTTTATTGTGCCATCTTTAGATTTTATCTTAACAAAAAAATCAGGAAAGTATCTATGATATTTTCCATCAGCTGGGGACACATAAGGTATAATAATTTCTTCAGATGAAAAATTAATAATATCAGGATGATTATCTAACCATTGCAACACTTTCAACTCCCAGCTAGACCTGTAAAAAATCTTATCTGGGTCACCGATATATTTCCCTCTATTCTTTATTTTATATAATCCCTGATGATATTTTCTCATAATAATTTCATATAAATACTTGTAATCAATTATTTATACGAGATAAACAATGGCTATATTCACACAAATTGGTGGGATTTCAACAGGTAGTATAACCAATGTACTTAAAGGTCCATTATCAAAATTATTTGGTTCAAAAACTGGGACATCTCACTATAAATATCCTGAAAATTTGACCAGTGACCCTTCTAGAATGCATTTCATTCAATTTGAAATTTCTAATATAATGCCAGTTAAATTTGATTTTTCTGGTGATGTTACAGATTTTAATGATGTTATTACCATGGGTGGAACAATACAAGATATTAATGTTGCAACAGGTTTCTTTGCTGATTCAGGAAGATTAGGAAATACAGTATTACAATCGGGACCAGTTCAAGGTACTATAGGAGCAGCAAAATCATTATATCATGGTGAAAAAGTACAAGCACAATTAGAAAAATCTAAAAGACAATCTATGACTTTTATTTCTTTATATATGCCAGATACCTTAAACATGACATATGGTAATAGTTATGAACCTATAGCAATGCCAACAGCTGGTAGAGTTATGGAAAAGGTTGGTGAATTAGCACATGAATTTGAACAAGCAAAAGGAAGTATTGCTGAACGAGCAGTTAAATCAATAAAATCTGTTGCAGGAAGTGATGCAACTTTACAAGATGCAATAGTTAGAAAATTTGTAAGTGAAGATACTGCTGATTTATTATTGAAAGCACAAGGACAAGCAATAAATCCTCAAATTCAAATGCTATATCGGGGTAATGGTTTTAGAAAATTTCAATTTGAATTCATTTTAACAGCAAAATCTAAAGAAGAATCTGACCAAATTTCAGCTATATGTAATGCATTTATTTTTGCATCATCACCATCTGTTAGTTCTGCTTCTGGTATGTTTTTTATTCCTCCTTCTGTATTTAATATAAAATTGATGATGTCTAAAAATACAAATTTAAGTGGTATTTCTGCAATGCTACAAAAAGCTGGTAATAATTTAGTTCCTGGACTTGACCTTGGTACTAAAATTGGTTCTGCAATGGGTGGTTCAAGTGCTGAAGAAAATACACGATTATTTAAAACTGGTGATTGTGTATTAGAAGATGTTATTGTCGATTATGCTCCAGATGGTTGGGCAGCACATTCTGGTGGTGCTCCATTACAAACAACATTAACTTTACAATTTAGTGAAATACATATTGTACAAAGAGAAAGATTATTGAAAGGAGAAATTAGATAATGAAATTTTTCAGGTCATTTCCAAAATTAATATCTAATAAAGAAGTTCTTACAAATTTATTGGTAAGAACTGATTTGTTGCCATCACTTATAAATAATTCTTCATTATTTTATAAATATGAAATGCAAGAAGGTGATACACCAGAAATAATGGCTTCAAAATATTACGGAGACCCATATAGATATTGGTTATTTCTTTATAGTAATAATATAATGGACCCCCAATGGGATTTGGTTTTATCTACAAAAATATTTGATGCTCATTTGGAATCTAAATATAAAGCTATTGCTACAGAAAATAATCAAACTGTTTTAGAATATACTCAAACAAATATTAAATATTATTATAAAAATGTATCCACAATAGATTCTTATACTCAGACAACTTCATCTGATGATTATCAAATTGATTATGAAACATATCTAGAACTCCCACAAAGCCAAACATTTCTAGTAACATTAGATAATGGTTATACTTCAACTATAATTACATCAACTTTTGAACAAACTATATATGACCATGAGTTGCAATTAAACGAAAATAAAAGGTCTGTTAATGTTATGAATTCAATATATGCCAAAGATATGGAAAATCAATTAATATCATTGTTGCAGGTGTAATATGGCACAATTGCCAACATTAAAACACACAGAAGCTAGTGATGGAACTCAAAAACATAAAGATTATAATCTAAGGGCCATTAATCTTTTATCTTCTGGTATAGCAGGTACTTTAGATTTAAAACATATGATGATTGAATTGTCATATTTTGAAGACATATACAGTCATGCAATATCCGGTAAATTATTTATTTCTGATGCATTAGGTGTTATAGAAAATGCTCAACTCCATGGAAATGAATATATAAGAATGTCTTTTGCTAAAGATTCTGATGATTCTCCAGAATTATACATTGATAAAATTTTTAGAGTATATAAAATATCAGATAGACAAAAAATGGATAATGATTCTACTGAAGGATATATTATACATTTCTGTTCAGATGAATTGTTATTATCAGAACAATATAGAATTAGTAAATCCTATCCAGGAAAAACAATTAAAGATATAATAATTGATGTTCTTGTTAATTATTTGAAAGTTCCAAAAGATAGATTTAATATTTCTAATATTCAAGATACATTAGGCACATATAGTTTTATTATACCTGGATTTAAACCATTTGAAGCAATACAATGGTTATCAAATTATGCTAGACCAGCTGATACTTCACTTGTTGGTTCTGATATGTTGTTTTTTGAAAATGCCAAAAACGGATATGTTTTCTCATCAATGCAAACCATGTTCTCAAAAACACCAGAATATAATTTTAAATTTGGTGTTAAAAATAGACCTATGGAAGAATTTGATAATATGAATGATTATTTCTTCAATGTCTTATCTTATGAATATGATAAAACATTTGATGTTCTTGATGGAATACATAATGGTACTTTTGCAAATAGATTAATATCATTAGATATATTACAACATTCTGTAAATATTACTGATTATAATTATATATTGAATAACAAAAAAACATTAAATTCAAGTCCAGTAGTAAATAATTTAAAAAATAGATTTGGTCAAGCATTATATGAAACACCAGAAGGATTGCTCAGACTTTCTATGTCTAATTCAAATCAATCAGATAATCCTTTTATAGCAGCAAGGCCTGGTTCAGTTTCACAAGATATTTTTGCAGAAACTTATGTTACACAAAGAAAATCTCAATTAGCTATTAACAATTATACTAGATTGAAAATTGTTATTCCTGGAAACCCAACAGTTTCTATTGGTCAAACTGCAATGTTTGATATAATTTCAACTACACCAGATGAACAGAAAGAAAATGATAAATTTTATTCTGGAAAATATTTAATATCATCTATAAGACATACCATACAAACTGGTGGTTATAATACAGTGATTGAATTAATTAAAGATAGTAATAATAAACCCTACAATAAAGTGGATAATAATTCACAAGTATGGAAAAATACTGTAGCTGGAGTTAAAAAATAATGGATAATGCATTTTTAGGAATGAATAATTTTGTTTGGTGGATTGGTGTCGTTGAAGATAATAATGACCCCTTAAGAATTGCTAGATGTCGTGTTAGAATTTTTGGTTGGCATACATCAGATAAAAATTTAATACCAACTGAAGATTTACCGTGGTCACATGCTGTACTTCCTATTAATAATTCACTTTCATTCAATGTTCCACAAATGGGGGATTGGGTAACTGGTTATTTCTTTGATGGACAATCTGGTCAATTTCCAGCGTATTTCGGTGTATTACCTGGAGTAATATCACCAGACACAATAAAAAATCCAGATAAAGGATTTAAATCCCCTGAAACTAAAGGTGCAACAACTGCAACAGTTAAACAAGAAAAAGATGGTAGTGGTTCATCTATTAAAAATGACCCATTTGTATCAACTCCAAAAATTATCGGAGCACCAACTACAAATTTAGAAGCAATGCATTTAGATACAGCAAAGCCTAAAAGTGTTGCTGATAAAATGGATAAAAAAGTTAATGATATACTAGGACCCCATGCAGCTTCTACTGGTGATAAATTAACAGCTGCTGCTACTGCTGTTGCTTCAGCATCACCACCACCGACCGAAGAAACCAAAGATGGAAAGGTTACGGAGAAAAAGAAATGTGGACCCGATGATACTAGTTTATTAGGTGATATTGGTAAATTAATCACATCAGGTAAAGATTTATTAGCAGATACTGAAAAGTTTATTAATTCTGAAATTGAAAGTGCTGCCGCAAGTGCTGCATCAAGTCTTGGCATAACTTCTGGATTAAATACCATTAGTGGTGCTATAGATACTGCATCAGCTGCTGTGTCTGGTGCAATAGATACCGCAACAACTGCAATGAATGATATGAAAGCTGCAGCAGATAAAGAAATTGCTAAACAGTTGCACAACTTAGAACTGACCGCTAAAAAATATGAAAAGATGGCAAATGATTCATTGAAAAAAACTATTGGTGATTTGTCTTTA